AAACAACAAACCAAGACTTCTTTATTATTTAAAAAGAAGGGGGTATAGAGGTTACTCTATGAATAGACCAGATAGAATTTGGAATAAATTATCTGTAACAGAAAAAGAAATAGGTGGCATACCTAATTCTAGTGAAGACATGAAGCAAGCACATGCTGCTGCTATTGAAATGTACATACAAAATCATGTTGGTGCAACACCAAACGGTAGTTATGGTAATATGTTTTTTAATAAAACATTGAATGATTGGTCTAAGTTTGATATAAATAATAGAACTAAATTTGATGCATCAATAAGTAGTGGTTTGGCTGTAATGGCTTGTAATAGAAATTTATACACACCAACTGTAAGAAAAGAAAAAACAAAATTTAATATTGGCTTTGCTAAGTATGAAAACAAGGGAATGTCATCTAAATTAATAAAACAATAATATGGCTCAATCAGGTATTAAAAGTTATTTCCCAAGTCAGGTAGTTAGTGATCTTGAAAAGATGAGTCCAGAGTATGGTCTAAAAATTGCTAAAGCTATAGAGAACGAATGGTTTTATTATACAGACTATGGAAATGATAGATTCAGAACTAACTTTGATTCATTTCACAGATTAAGATTATATGCTAGAGGGGAGCAATCTATACAAAAATATAAAGATGAACTATCTATAAACGGTGATTTGTCTTACCTTAACTTAGACTGGAAACCAGTCCCAATAATACCCAAGTTTGTAGATATTGTTGTTAATGGTATTGCTGAAAGAACTTATGATATAAAAGCATATTCTCAGGATCCAAATGGAGTTAATAAAAGAACTCAATATATGACTAATTTATTAACAGACATGATGACAAAAGATTTAAATGATTACACTAAATCTGCTTTTGGTTTTGATATGTCTGTTAGTAATCAATTAGAATTACCTGAAAATGAAGAAGAACTTGCATTACACATGCAACTAACTTATAAGCAAGCAATCGAAATAGCAGAAGAACAAGCTATAAATGTTTTGTTTGAATCAAATAAATATGAACTTATAAAGAAAAGGTTTTATTATGATCTTACTGTAATAGGTATTGGATGTGTAAAAAATACTTTCACTGAATCTGAAGGAATTAAAATTGAATATGTTGATCCTGCTTATTTAGTTCACTCTTATACTGAGTCACCTTATTTTGATGATATTTATTATGCTGGGGAAGTAAAAACAATTCCAATAAATGAATTAAAAAAACAATTTCCTAATCTTACTAATGAAGATTTAAAAGAAATATCCATGCAGCCAAATAACGCAGGGATGCCCAATAATAGATCTTTATATGATGAAAGTGATAACAACCAAATAGATGTTTTGTATTTTAATTACAAAACATATATGAATGAAGTTTATAAAATAAAAGAGACAGCTACAGGAGGCACTAAAGTTATAGTTAAAGATGATACATTTAATCCGCCTGTTGATGTTTTAGATTCTAATTTTGAAAAAATATCTAGATCTATTGAAGTATTATATGAAGGAGTTTTAGTTCTTGGAACTAAAATGTTATTAAAGTGGGAGATGGCTACTAATATGATGAGACCTAAAAGTGATAATTCTAAAGTAAAAATGAATTATTCTATAGTAGCACCTAGACTTTATAAAGGTAGAATAGAATCTTTAGTAAGTAGGATCACTGGTTTTGCTGACATGATTCAGTTAACTCACTTAAAACTTCAACAGGTAATGTCTAGATTAATACCTGATGGTGTTTATTTAGATGCTGATGGTATAGCTGAAGTTGATCTTGGTAACGGAACTAATTACAATCCACAAGAGGCACTAAACATGTTCTTCCAAACTGGTAGTATAGTTGGTAGATCCTTAACATCTGACGGAGATATGAATCCGGGTAAAGTACCTATACAAGAAATAGCGAGTGGTAGTGGTGGAGCTAAGATGTAATCATTAATAGGTAATTATAACTATTACTTACAGATGATAAGAGATGTTACTGGATTAAATGAGGCAAGAGATGGTAGTGTCCCAGATAAAAATGCTTTAGTGGGTGTTCAAAAACTTGCAGCAGCAAATTCTAATACTGCAACTAGACACATATTACAATCAGGTTTATTCTTAACAGCAGAAACTGCTGAGTGTTTATCTCTTAGAATATCTGATGTTCTTGAATATTCACCAACAAGAGATGCATTTATTCAAAGTATAGGTGTTCATAATGTTGCTACTTTAGATGAATTACATAACTTACATTTACATGACTTTGGTATATTTTTAGAGTTAGAACCAGATGAGGAAGAAAAAGCAATATTTGAAAATAACATACAAGCGGCAATTTCACAGCAAGGAATAGATTTAGAAGATGCAATAGACTTAAGACAAATAAAAAATATAAAACTTGCTAATCAACTTTTAAAAATAAAAAGAATAAAGAAGTTCCAAAAAGATCAACTAGTTGCTCAACAAAATATACAAGCTCAAGCTCAAGCAAATGCTCAAGCACAACAAGTTGCAGCACAAGCAGAAGTTCAGAAAAAACAATCAATGGTTCAAATAGAGAGTCAAATGGAACAATTAAAAGCTCAACTAGAATCTCAAAAAATGGAACAAGAAGTTGCTGCTAAAAAAGAATTAATGCAATTAGAGTTTCAAATGAACATGCAATTAAAAAACATGGAAGTTGAATCTTTAAAAACCAGAGAAAAGCAAAAAGAAGATCGTAAAGATGAAAGAACTAAAATTCAAGCATCTCAGCAATCTCAATTAATTGATCAAAGAAAAAAAGATAAACCACCTAGAAACTTTGAGTCATCAGGTAATGATATATTAAGTGGTAATTTTAACTTAGGTAGTTTTGAACCTAGATAAATAAAACATAAATAAAACAAAAACAAAATGAGTATACATTTCGGAACAGGTTACGACTTTGGGCAAAACGGATCTATATTTACAAATACAACTACAACTGTAGTTCCGCCAGATGATCGTAAAATAATTGCAATACAATTTTTATCTGACACAACATTTAACACTTTATCTCCAACACCTCAAGATTCTGCTTCAAACGGAACAACTGGTATTTGTGTTGGTGATGATACAGGTGAAGTGGGTGCTGGTGGTTCATCAACACCAAACGCTGGAAGTAATGCAGCTGGAGGTCAAATTATTAATGCAGATGGTGATAGTAATTTAACTGTTTTCCCAAAGGGTCTTACAATATTTGGAAGATGGGATAGCTTTAGTATTGACGCAGATGCTGACGGTGGTGTAATCGCTTACTTAGGATACTAATGCCGGGGTTAGGATTAAGTATAGATTTATCTTCTATGGTTGGTGGTGGTACAACTGCCACTGCAATAGAAGATTATGTGTGGGATGTGGTTGGTGGTGATTTAACACCTAGAGATGGTATTGCTTATGACTTTAGTGATTGTTGGGATGTAACTAGTACAGAACTAACACCTGCAGAGTCACCTAGCGAAGAAGGGTATTGGAATGTAGATGGTAATGGAGATTTAACACCTAAATAAAAAATATAAACATAAAATAATAAAACAATGGCAATAACATATACATGGGATACAAAGAATGTAGATACCTATCCAACAAAAAGTGGTAAATCAGATGTAATATTTAAAGTATATTGGGAACTAACAGGTGTAGATGATACATCAGAAAAAAATTCATCATCATTAACTGGTGCTGAAGAAATAGATACTTCAGATCTTTCTAGTTTTACAGAGTTTGCAGATTTAAAAGAATCTGATGTAACTGGTTGGATTGAAGATATACTTGCTACAGATGAAGTAAACAATTATAAAACTAGGATTGAGGCTGAAATACAAAAAAAAGCAACACCAACTGTTGTTAGAAAATATGTTAGTAAATAAAAAATAAAACAAAAATAACATGGCAACAAAGAACATAGTACCTAACGATAACGGAGAAGGTGGAATTGGTGTAACAACAAAGCGTTGGTCTACAGCGTTTATAAATACCGTCACTGGTAATGTTACCGGTAACCTTACTGGTCAAGTGTTAACAGCAGCACAAACAAATATTAATTCTA